GCTCCTCCGGGTACGTTTGCTGTTGGCGACCATGCTTGCGTTGCGTTTACTGTCACGACACAGGGGGTGCGATCAGGTCCAAGTAACACTGTAAATTTTACTGTCGCGCCGGGAGTTCCGTCGCCGCCAATCAACTTTGTAGTCCAGTAGTCCCACCCAGACGCGGCGGCGGCTGTGCACTCCTTAGGTGAACGGAATAAATGGCGAATCTTGATTTTACCCCAACAGCAACCTGTCGTGAGTTCATGGTCTCGGAGTCGAGGGTCCGGTTCTTGGTCGGTGCAGTTGGCTCGTCTAAAACGACAACGTGCCTATATGAAATCCTCCGGCGAGCTGCGCAACAAGAACCAGCTCAGGATGGGACTCGCTATACACGCTTTGCGATTATACGTAACACTCTCGCTGCTATTAAGTCGACAGTGCTCAAAGATATTCAGCAGATCTTTGGGCCGATCATTGATTACCGCGTATCAGAAAGTACTGTCTACATAAGGCAAGGGGACATCCATTGTGAAATCCTTCTTATTCCGCTTGACACTCCTGATGACCAGAAGCGCCTCTTGTCTTCGCAGCTCACGGGCGCTTACTTTAACGAATTTGTCGAAGTTGACCCTGTCTTTATTTCTGGAGCTCTGGGTCGATGTGGTCGTTACCCTTCGCAGCTACGCGGACGGCCGAACTGGTACGGTGTCTTTGCAGATTCAAACCCGGGGACCGAGGACTCGCCCTACTACGAACTTCTTAAGGTCGATCTACCCGAGTCTTATGCATACTTTGAGCAACCCTCGCCCTTGCTTCGTGACGACAACGGGAATGTAACGGAGAACCCACTTGCCGAAAACATTACTTACCTCCCCGGCGGATTTGAATATTACTGGACACTCCTTAACGGCGCTTCACCCGAGTGGTCTGAGCGATTTGTATTCGGACAGTGGGGGGAATCTTTACAGGGCCAAGCAGTATTCAAAAACACCTTTACAGATTCTTTTCACGTGGCCGAGGGTCCGCTTACTCCCTCTGCTGGCCACGCGCTCATTATTGGGATGGACTTTGCGCGTGCGCCTGCGGCCGTTATCATGCAAGTCGACCATCTCGGCCGTTTGTTGGTTTTGCAAGAAGCCTATGAAGAAAACATGGGTGTGGAAAAGTTTGTTCGTGACTGTCTCATGCCCATCGTGTTCAGCCCACGCTTTCAGGGGAAACCCATGTACATCGTCGGAGACCCCTCAGGCACTACGAAAAGTCAGATCGGGGAACGATCAGTCTTCACGATGCTCAAGGCGTTAGGTTTTGAAGCGATTCCTGCTCAGACAAATCATATTAAACCGCGCTTGGATGCGGTTGAAAAATGGCTACTTATGCAGAGAGAGGGAAAGGCTGCTATCTTATTTGATCCAGAAGGCTGCCCAAACCTCATTCTCGCGCTTAAACACAAGTACCGTTACCGTGCGCGTAAGGATGGAGAACTTGAAGCCAAACCACACAAGGTCAGACCGTGGGCAGACTTAGCAGATGCCTTGCAGTACGGATGTCTCGGGACGGCACAAAACTTGATGGGGCGAGTTATGCGCAGGATGCAACGTTCGCAAGAGAAGAAGCCCCCAATGCCTACAGGAGCATGGACATGAATTTGACGCTAGAAAGGTTTGCTTATCTGGGCGACTGTACGCGAGGAGTATTGTATGTTGGGAATAACACTTTCCAAACCATCGAAAGACCTTGGGTCAAGAATCCAGATGGTAAGGGCGGGCTACCGTTTGAAAGCTGTGTTCCGGATGGTACGTATCATTTGCGGCCGTTTACCCGTCCTTCTGGGAAGAAGGCTTTTATTTTATCGAATCCAGATAACGGGGTTTTCGAGCAGAAGGAAGATATTGAAGGACCCGCCGGCCGGTACTTGATCCTCATCCACGCCGGCAACACAACCGCTGACGTAGTCGGCTGTATAGCTCCCGGCTTGACCGGCGGAGACAGAGCAGTTGGTAGCTCGCGAAACGCGATGTTGAAGCTGCATGAGCTTTTGGATGGCGGCGAACACGAGTTGAGAATTGCGCCAAAGGGCGCTACTTAAGCGAGAGGAATTTCGACACTGTTAACAGCTTGCTGGAAAGCCAGCCGCCAACAGTAGTGGCTTTCCACGTGGCAACGGCCATACTCCATACCGCGTCGGAGATGTTGTCAAGGTCAACCTGAGTTAGACCCCCACCAGTTTCTGATACATACACACCAGCAGCAGAGGTGTTGTTGACGAAATTGACCAACGGGTTGGCGGCAAAAATATCAATACCATCTGCCAGCGACACTGTATTTCCATCGCCTACGGTAAGTGTTCCTGATACAGAGAAGCTGTTTATTTTCCAGCCATCCAGAAGAATCACGTTCAAGAAGGTTTCTGCCGATGCTGTCAGGGTCACTGGATTACCTGTAGTCATAATTGGGCGACGGTACATACCCTGCGTACCGTCCTGTGCGTCATGGATGGCAGACTTTAGATCGGCAGCCGAAACTTCAAGCACCCCGGACTCTATGGTTATTTCTTCGGCAATCCAGTCAAAGCTGTAGTCTGTTGTGCCGATGGTAGTAACAAATTCGACTGCCATGTTATTGGTCCAACAGTAGGGCGACGGTTGCAGTAAAACCAGCGGTATTGCTGATTGTACCCGTTATTGTTGTTGCTTGATAATAAGGTGCTCCAGATGAGTCGCGGATCGTACCCTTGAATGGTTGACTGCTTCCGAATGTGCGGGTATCCGACACGATGCCTGAGCCGTTCGTTGTGGTGTGGATAATCACACCAGAGGCAACAGGCGAGCCTGTGGCTGGCGAAACCGTTCCTGAGTCAACAGCATACGTGTAGCTATTAACGCCAGTGACAGTGATGACAGCGACCTTGTTGTACCCGTTCTGTGTCGCGCCGCGAATCACTACCTGTGTACCGTTAGGAATGCCGTGCGCGGTATGAGAAACGGTAGCCGTACCCGCTGTCTGCGTGATAGAAACCGACTCCTCGAACGGAAGCGGCCCAGCCCCACTGGATGTCTCCAAAAACACCCGGGAACCAACGAGCGGAGTCCCGCTGGTGTCGGTTACTGTGATCTCCGTGGTAACAGGGTCTTGCACCACCGTCACAGTTACGCCGGCAGAGTCATCTACTGTGAACCCTGAACCGTCTACGGTGCAGCCAACGAGGTTCAGGTTGAGTGAGCCGCTAGTTGCTAAGAACTTGAACGTAGCGCCATTCGCATCATTGCCACCGTTGAAACCGGAAAAGTCACAGTTCCTGATCGTGATATTACCAGTAACTGAGGTGCCAAACTCTATAGCAGAATGTGCGTTGGTCCCTTTGGTGAATGTGCAACCATCGAGGTTGCCATCTGGATCAGAGGCTGAGTTCCAAAGCACCGCACCAGAGCCGGCAGCAACAATAGAATCTAAGACATTGATGTTCAAGAATGTCGCGTCGGTAGCGGTTATCTGACCGGAGTTCTTAACGGTTCCGCCAGTCCATGCTACAGCCGAGTCAAGAGTGACCAGTCTTGCTCTGTCGGCAGATAAGTTGGTGGCAGTCACTGAGGTTACGGTGGATAAATCAAGATCAAAGAACTCAGGTGACGCGGCGGCCAATGAGCCGTTGGTCAGAGTAACAGTGGTTGTGCCGGTACCCTCATCGAGAAATAACCCATAAAACCCAGCAGCAGTTGCGGCAGTTGTGCCATCAGACAGAACCTGTCCCTGCCACGTGATATTAAAGCCTGAGTCAGAGAAGGTGACGTTACCGGCCGCACCAGAAGGCTGTCCAATGCGAATCTTGCACAACGGGAAAAGCGTTCCCGACTTGGTTTCCAGTGCACCAAATCGATTGGTATTCTCATAGGTTGAGAACTCGGAGAACACCGCATCGGTCCCGGTAATACGATAACCAACGCCGATTGATCCAGTTTGCACATAGGCGTTATCGGATGCACCCATAACCGTGTTGGTAATCTTCCACCGCACCCCGATGCCATCGACGCCAGAGAGTTGTGCGGGGTTGCCTGTGGTTGTCCATGAACCCGAGCCGGCAGTGACAACATCGAAGTCCTGTGTCGGGGAGATGACGTAGTATTCCCAACCACCCTGAGAGTTAGGTTGTGGGCCAACGTACCATGTACCGAATGAATCAGTCGCCAGATCATCCGCAGCGATGATGCCGTAGCCACCATTGACTTGTGTATCTCGTGTACCGGCCGCGTTGATGATCATGAAGATGTGGTTTTCGCGATCAGTGCCAGTGGCTGAGAAATCCCACGGCTCGCCAACAACACCAGCACCTAAGCCGTAGCCGGTTTGAGTTGCGTTGGATACCTTGTCTGAAATGGATGTCGTGCCAGTCAGAAAGTTATCGGTGTTGGTTGCTACAGATAAGGATGATACCCAGCCGGTAACAGTGCTGCCGTCGAAAACTTTCGATACAGTTGCTCCGGGGTTGCCTCCATCACCGGAAACAGATTCGATAAATACTACTGTACCTGCCACTTAGATAGCTCCCACAATACAATCGGCACTGCATCACGACTGCTCAATTCACCACCCGGGATTTTCACCCAAGCATCGAAAGTACCTTCAAGAGCCCCCATTGCTGGTCCAAAAACTAGCCACCCAACAGACGGCAAATCTGCTTTGCGTAAATCTTCTCCCTTACTTGGCGAGAAGGCGACAAACGGCCCTTCCTGAGAATCCATGAACTCTTTCAAACTACCGTATCGGGTGAACCCGAATTCTCGGCGCACACCGTCTACAGTCCCATCTACAAAAGCAGTCTCTGTGACACCCATTGCCGTCGCAACTAAAGCTAATGACTCTAGCTGCGACGGCAAGATGCCGATTACATCATACTGCTCAACATGCACCAGCAACCTCATTACAGGTCGAGGACACGAGATACTGCCTGTGAGCCTCCGGTAGAGCCAAGAATTGCAACTGTCTCGAACGGCACAATCGGGTTCACCGCTGGGGTTCCGGTGTATCCATTACGCACTCTGACCACAAGGTTGCGCGGGGAGTCATAAACCACCGTTACAGCCTCAGTTGCAGTAACTGCTTGCTCGTCCAACCACGTTGGGAAGAAGAAGTTACCCGTTGTCACCGAGTCGTTGTCACCTGAACCGCTGAAGTCATAGGAGGGAATCGTGTACGTCGACCCGGTGTAACTGGTGTAAGGAATCTTGACGTAGCGTCCCTCATCATTCTGAACACGAATGCTGCCAGTTGCAGGGGTGTCTGTTGGGATGGCCGTAGTCACCACGATGCTCGTTACCGTTGCACCACTAAGCGTACCGTTGATCGTATCGAACTCAAGATCAAGCGCACCAGTAGCCTCAGGGCCGACAAGAACGTAATCTTCTTGGCCGCCGGTAATATCCAGACCCGTAACACTGAACACGACGTTGTTGGGCGGGCTGAGTGGGTTGCCATCGAGTGAGGTTACGCTGTCGTTGACCGCGAGGTCAGCCGGCAAGATACCCAAACCGTATGCACCAATGATCGCAGAACCCGTTGAAGCTCCGATAAACGGCAGAGAAATCAACTCGGGCGTTACTGTACCAATAGTCCAGCCTGTTGCTGTACCTGCTCCTGCACTAATAAGTGTTCCAGTAGGAGCTACACCTGTGAGGAGTTGTAACCAAACAGTAGTGGGAGAACCCAGGCTATCAGTAGCGAGCAACTGTCCAGTACCGCCGGTCCATGAGACTGCTTCAGGCTCAACAAACGCTCCTGCGCCACCTGAGACTGCAACTGCATGAGTAATGCCTCGGAAGATATCACCGGGAAGACCGTAAAGACTCTGGTCTGCATCGCGAGCCGGCGTATCAACGCCGATACCTGCGACTCGGGTTGTAATCCACTTTGCGCGCTCGTAAAACTGGTTCTTGGTAAACGCCGCTACCGTCCAGTTCGAGTAGTAGAACTCGTTGGTCGTGTCAGCATTAGCGTCAAGACCTACATAGCCTTCGCTGGAATTGACAATCGTGTCCCACGTAGCAATGGTTGCATCGGCGGTAGCGTTGTTCAAATCACTGTTCGCGGTCAGGGCCAGTACGTTGTTACCTCGCGCCGTGCCACCACCAATTAAGAACTCGGTGTAGACCGTACCAAGCTCTCGCTGCGTACCGATCAAACGTCGGCCATCGATGTCAGCACCGGCAGTGCGAACCTTAACCAAGAACCTGTGCGACGTAGAAGACGCGGCATCTTCAACAGCCGTAATCATCTTTGGCTGGTTCCAGAAGTCATTGACGATTCTTGCACCGTTCTGGATGACCTGAATGTTGGTTGCGTTACCAAACACCTGAATACCGTCGTAGATATCTGCGCCACCGTTGTAGGTGATCGACGTATCGTAGATGTGTTCCTGCGGCCCTTCAGCAGTTGCCGAGGTCAGGATATACCCGTTCAACAACGTGATGTTGGTGTCCGCGCCCAATCGCTGCGACGGCACCAGATCGATGATCGCGATCTGATCGTCACCCGTATCGGATGCCGCATCAGCAAGATCCATCAATGCTCTGTGGAGCTCAATACCCGTGACATACGTTGGGGCAGTGCCCGCGTGTAGGTCACCTATATACTCAATCTCCTTAGATGATCGAGTGATTTTCCAGTCTGCTGCTACCCACGCCATCGAAGTATCCTCATGTGTATGTTAAAGAAAGGCGGTTGTCCCAAATGTTGTCTCGGTTGCTGTTTCCATCAGCCCATGTAGTTACAGCGTCAGTGTTTCCGTTTCCATCTACTGTAAATACAATCTTCTTGATGCTCCAAGATGCGGAGCTGTTTGCCGTGCCCGGGAGAGCGTCACCGATATAAAGCGTATCGCCGTCGTCTTCTTCATCTACACGTGATGCATTTTTCAATTTGTCCACTCCAAAATCTGTTCGTATCCATGACCCCGGAGTCGAGTCATCAGGTTCTATGATATCAACTCCATCGTCTGATCTCACGTCTGTGTCATCAAATAGGAACCAGCCTTCTTCGTTACCAACAAGAACTGAGGCGAGGTCGTTGTGAATAGGGGCTTCCAACTCCCGTAATTCTGCGTAGGTCCTTGCTCGTAGCGTTGCGGAGCGTTGTACACGTTGAATGCCCGCCATTACGCAACCTTAAGTATTGTCGGGTCATTTGTTTTCTCTGCGATGAACTTGAGTATGAATTGCGCCCAAGCACTTTTCTTCCATAGCTCATCACCGGGATGGAGCTCCTTCATTCTTGAAAGGAACACGTCGTCTGTTAGTCGTTCAGCAGTGCCGTCTTCATACATAGGTTCAGTACACCTGTGTATTGCCACTACTTTAATTGTTTCGTACCCAAGGAGCAGTGCTGCTTCTACTCGGTTGTTGCCCATGGCAATTCTGTATTTTGGACCGGAGTCAACTTCTACGACAATTGGATTGATTAACCCGTTCGTTTCGATGTCGTCTTTCAGTGATAGGAAAGCTTCTTTAGTCATACCGCCAGTCTTCATTCCGTCGAAGTACAAGTGAGGCTTGTCTATCAAGGTGAGCCTTCCTATGGGGAACTCTTTGAGGTACCAAGCCTTATACCGGCAATTCATCTCCCCAGTTCCTTGTGATTACTGTTGACACGAGCTTGTTTATAAACGATATTCCGGATACTAGCAACTAATTGCGGGCAGCACATGGCGGGTATTCTACAGGTCGTTTCCCCCCAGCAGGTTTCCGAGCACGAGGCAGAAGTACTTGCCAAGCGGACCCCTCCTGAACCGGCCATGGAAATGGAGGGACTCGTATCGATCATTCGCCGCGAGTTTCACGATGCCCGCAATGCCCGCTACACCAATGGTATATCTAAAAGACTCATTGAAGCCCAACGTACCTACCGTGGCGAGTATGACCCCCAGAAGCTGAGAGATATTAAAGCCTTCGGCGGGTCAGAAGTTTATTCCCGGGTCACCCCCACCAAGTGCCGAGGCGCAACCAGTGTCCTCAGGGACTTGTACCTCAGTGGAACTGAGCCACCGTGGGACCTATCACCAACCCCCGTACCGACTCTGCCCGAAGACATCACCGCCGCTGTGAACGGGCTGGTCCAGTCGGAAGTGCAGTCCATGGAACAACAGGGGATGCAGATTACTGAGGCTATGGTTCGCGATCGTCTGAGCCAGTTGTATGAAGCTGCCCACATGGCCGCTGTTAAGAATTCTGTCGAAGAAGCCAAAGAATCCAGTCGTCAGCTCAATGATGTGTTGATTGAGGGCCGTTTTTACCAAGCGCTCAAAGAATTCCTTATCGACCTGCCGATTTTCCCTATCGCGTGCATCAAGGGCCCCACTGTCCGTCAGAAGACGAAAGTCCGCTGGAAGGATGGTAAGCCATCTCGGGAGACTTCCCCCAAGCTTTTCTGGGACCGGATCAGCCCTTTGGACTTGTATTTCACCCCCGATGCTTCGCATCTGGATGAGTCCTATGTCATTGAACACGTTAGGTATTCTCGGCAGGACCTGTACAATCTCATCGGAGTCCCGGGTTACAAGGAAGATGAAATTCGTTCTGTCCTTGCCGACTTTAAGGACAAGACCCAGTCGAGGTCGTGGCGAGATTGGTTTGACGAGGAAAGGGAATCCCTTGAGGACCGAGATCATTGGGAGTCCGCCCGTGGCCAGCTCATTGACGCTTTAGAGTGGCATGGCTGCATACAAGGACAGATGCTGCTGGACCATGGGTTCTCGGAAGATGATATTGATGACCCCGAAAAAGAATATATGGTTGATGCGTGGATAGTTGACCGCTACTGCATCAAGGCGCAGATCGCGCCAAGCCTGACGAACAGGCCGAACTACTTCATTTCCAGCTTCGAGAAAATTCCCGGCTCTATCTGGGGCTACGGCTTACCGGATATCCTTCAGGATATCACGTCCGTCTGTAACACGACCATGCGCAGTATTGTCAATAACCTGTCAATAGCTTCCGGGCCGCAGGTTGTTGTCAACCTCGACCGCTTGGCCCAGAGTGAGGATGCGAATACCTTATACCCGTGGAAACGCTGGCATGTGATTGATGACCCGCTGGGCAACAACGGGCCGGGGAACAAGCCGATCGATTTCTATCAGCCACAGAGCAACGTCGAGTCGTTGATGGCTGTGTACGAGAAATTCGCCAATATGGCTGACGAAGCATCTGCTCTCCCCAAGTACCTGACAGGATCAGGAGCAACAGGAGGTGCCGGCCGCACAGCTTCTGGCCTTGCTATGCTCATGGATAACGCATCTAAAGTAATGCAGAACGTCGCCGCCAATGTGGATGATGACGTCCTCACACCAGCGATTGAAGGGCTTTACGAGATGGTGATGATGAGTGACATCGGCCCGCAGCTGAAGGGCGATGAGACTATTGTTGTCAAGGGCGTGACAGTAGCCGTCCAGAAAGAAACAGATCGTATGCGCAAGCTTGAGTTCTTGCAGATGACCGCGAACCCGATGGATATGCAGATCATGGGTATCCCCGGCCGCGCAGCTGTGCTACAAGATGTAGCTGAAGAACTTGGTATGAAAGGGAAAAAGGTAGTACCATCGTCCGAAGAACTTCAGGAGAAGATGCAAGAGCAGGCGAAAGCCTCTCAAGCGGAAGCTGCTGCAAAGGCAGGTGGAGGCGCTCCCGGTGGAGCACCAAGCGCAGGTCGCGACCCCGCAATGGCTGCGAGGGAAGGACAGGAAAACGTAACCCGAGGAGTAACTCAATGAAAGCAGTAAATTCGAGCCTCGCCAAAAGGTATGGCAAACCCCTGTCTGCCAGCGAAGGCGAGCACACCAAGTCAAAGACAAAAGGTGGCGGCAAGAATGCGTCCATCATGTCGAACCCCAACACCAAGTCCGATCGCTGCGGTTATGGCGTCAACGGCGTGGGCAAGTAAGGAGAGCGGTATGTATGAGACCTACCCGAAAAATGGGAAGACCGGTTCTCGGAAGGTATTTAGTGGCGAGCAGTCCAAAGACGGATGGGACGACTCCAACACCGAGAAGCGTGACTACATGAAGTCCGGCACCAGTTCTGTTGTGTCGAAAGGCATGAGCTCTGAGAAGTTCAAGCAGGGCAAAGAAGCTCCGGGCAACACCAGCCGTCGTGAGTATCCGAAGTCTGGGCATAGCGCCAAGAAGTTCGGCAGCACTGTTTCTCAGGGGAGCTGACATGTTCACCACTTCACCGAAGAAGGGCAAGATGTCGAAACGTCCCGGCTCAGTACACCCAACGGGTGACCATAGCCCGTCGACCATGTACGGCGCAGCCGAGTTTGGTGGTGGCAAACCTGATAGCTCACGACGCTTTACGAATATCTATGGCAAGAACGCCAAGGCTCGTAGTGAAGTCGACCTTGAAAAAGGTGAGAACAGCCGTCGCACTGGCCGCATGTTCAACTGGATGAAAGGGGATAGCTATTGAAGCTTAACCAAGAAACTGCTGAAGCGTTAATGCGTCTCGCCCATAGCAAAGACTTTCAGGTCTTCGCGAACTGGATGGACGAGGTTCACGCTATTTATGTCAATGGTGCTGTCATGGGCCATGATGATAAAAACAGTACCGACGTATTACGTGGTCGTGCACAGGGACTCTCCATCATGAAACATGAGATGGAAAAAGCGCCCGACGTTGCCGGCCGAATTCATAAAATTAGCTAAGAGAGGAATACCCCATGGGGCTCCCAAAACAGATTCGCAATCAGATCAAGCAAAACGAAGAAATTGAAACCGCTATGCGGACAGCCAAAGCCGATACACAACGCATCGAGGACGGCGCTGCACAGGATGAGATTGACTCGCTGCTTGCAGAGGTAACTCAAGAGGAGAAGCCTAAAGCTGATGTGACTCTACTTCACCCCAAACCAGAAGGAGGTGATCCTGAGGTTTCGCCCGAGCCAGAAGCTAAGGCCGAGCGCACTGATTGGAAGCAGAAGTACTCTGTCCTGAAAGGCAAGTATGATGCAGAAGTACCTCGTTTATCACAGGACTTGCGTGATGCGAATTATCGTATCGACAAGCTTGAAGATAAAATAGCAGGTGCAGCAAGAGTTACAGCTCCTGCTCCGGAGAAACCACGAGCAGACTTTACGGCAGAGGAGATTGCCGACTATGGTGAAGACCTTCTGGACGTAATCGGCCGCAAAGCACGATCGATTGTTGAATCGGAATATCGGCCACAGATTGAGAAGTTGACTGGTGAGCTCGGAACCCTCAAGTCACAACTTGGGGAGACAGGGCAGCGAGTCGCAAAACAGGAAACAAATGAAGTATTCGCCCAGCTGGACCGTGAGGTACAAGACTGGCGTAAAGTAAATGTTGATCCATCGTTCCACGAGTGGCTGGATCAAGTAGACCCCTTCAGTGGGGAAACTCGCAAAGAACTAATGTTGAGAGCTTTCAACCGCAAAAACGCCCGTCAGGTAAAAGCTTTCTTCGACAGTTACGGAAAGGAAAACGCTACAGTAGTAGTCCCAAGTACAGCCGCTTCGCAACCCTCTGGGCAAGGGGGAACGAAATCCGAAGCGAGACTGAATTTGGATGATTACATAGCACCCGGTTCACCAAGAACTGGAGGCGACTCTGGCGCTCCTAAAGACAAACGTGTCTGGTCAAACTCTGAGATCGGTGCGTTCTACTCTGATATCCAGAAAGGACGTTACAAAAGCCGACCCGACGATAGAGCCAGAATTGAGGCAGATATTATTGCTGCCACCCGAGAAGGGCGCATTCGTTAATTTTTAGGAGTCATTTGTAATGGCATATCCAGTTCCCGGTACTACTACCGGTTCATGGACCGGCACGCTTCCAACACCAGCGTATTCCGGTACCTTCATTCCCGAACTTTGGTCTGGAAAGATCATTGAAAAGTTCTATGACGCAACTGTTTTGGCAGCAGTAGCTAATACGGACTATGAGGGCGAGATCACAGCATACGGCGACAAGGTTACGATCCGTACCAAGCCGTCGATCGCAATCAACGACTACACTGCTTACACGACTCTCACGACTGAGACGCCGTCTTCAGCAGTTGTCGAATTGCTTATCGACAAAGGTAAGTACTGGTCAACGGCGCTTGACGACGTTATGGATATTCAGTCTGACTTGGATCACTTCAGCCTCTGGGCCGACGATGCATCCGAACAGATGAAGATCGAAATCGATACGGACGTACTGGCTGCTATTCCAGCCGGCGTAGCAGCAACAAACCAAGGCGCAACTGCCGGTGCCCAGACGGGTACTTCGTTGAACCTCGGCGCTGCCGGTACTCCGTTTACGATTACTGCAGCCAATGCGATCGGCAAGATCATTGAGTGCGGCCAGATCCTTGATGAGAACAACATTCCGGAAACGGGGCGTTGGGTTATCATCCCGGCATGGCTCGCTGCAATGATTAAGCAGTCGGACATGAAAGACGCTTCCCTCACGGGTGATGGTGTTTCAATGCTCCGTAACGGTCGTCTTGGTATGATTGACAGGTTCACCCTGTATGCATCCAACCTCCTGCCTTACGGTGCGACGGACGATGCACACAGTATCCTGTTTGGTCATTCGCATGGTCTGACGTTTGCTTCACAGCTGACCAAGGTTGAGACGCTGCGTGCAGAAAGCACCTTCGGTACGATCCTGCGTGGTTTGCAGGTATTCGGCCATAAGGTTGTTGACGGCACCGCTCTCGGTATCCTTTACGCTACGAAGTAATTGTCAGTAGCCCTGACATGGGAGGGGGGTTGTCCCCCTCCCTTTTTGACTGGAAGATACTATGGCGCGTTATTTGAGATCATTGGCTACAGGAGTTGTCTTGCCCTACGTGGCGGCGACAGTGAAATCGGCTCAAGTTGTTGAGCTGACTGCTTCTGAAGTTGAGGCTTATGAAGCCTCTATCGGCAAGGGGCCGGCGAAAGCTGCTGCTCCGCCTCCGCCTCCTGTAGTTGAGGAGGTTGTTGAGCCTGAAATTGGCGAAACAATTATTGAGGACTTCGACCCCGAACTAGAAGGGGTTCTCGGAGCTCTTGAGGAAGACTGATGCCGAAGTCCATCGATGATGCGCTTACCGATGCCAGAGTCATTTTGAATGACACTGCGGGTGACCGTTACACCGATGCTGATTTGATTTCAGATTTGAATAGTGCGATTTCAATGACGAAGATGCTCCGACCGGACGTCTTCCAATTGGGAGAAGTACTGCCGGAATTCACAGTGGCGGACCTTGGACAAGTGCCCGCCACTGCATTCCCACTGCCATCAATTTTCTATCAGAGCTTTGTTTATTACTTAGCTGGCAATGCCGAGCTGCGTGATGACGAGTTTGCTGTCGATAACAGGGCAATGACTTTACTATCAGCGTATCGGAGAAATTTGACGGGTAATCTTTAGCAGGAGTAAGAAATGCCGCAGAGTGGCTTTGAAGATGGGTTCGCAGTAACCACTAGTGGCTCGCTTGATACTTGGGTTAAGGAAATCCATGCTAAAGTTCCGGGCGCTGTTGAAGGGTACATTTATGACCAATTGAAGCTGGTCATAAAGGATTTCTTTCAGCGCACGAAAACGTGGCGTTCGTTTATTGGTCCGTTGACTGCTTCCGCTAATGACGGAACGATATGCCTCAATCCTGTTGATGCATATTCCAACGTTACTCTTGTCATGGCTGTTACCCGCAATGGTAGCCCTCTGTCTCTAACAGACATGCGGGGTTTGTCTCGTTTGATATCGAACGAGAACGACAACATCACACCATCCAGATTCTATTTGGAACCGTACCACACGATCAAATTGTGGCCGGTTCCTACTGTAGACATAGAAAATATCTATGTGACTGCTGCACTCACCCCTCGCTTACGTGCCGACAACCGTATTGCTGAGTGGATTGTTGATCAGCACTACGAAGCCATCAAGGCAGGTACGCTTGAGAGGCTCTATCAGGAACCCGACAAGTTCTATTCCAACTCAGCAAGCGCTGAATTCTGGGGTAAGCGTTACCGTGCCGAAATGGTTCGTTCTCGTACTGTCGCTTCACAGGGCTACGGGGAGTCGCCGCAGCCTTGGGGGTTCCCAAGTTGGAACATGTAAATGCCTACTCCTGCTTACATAGATACGGGGCTGTACCTTCCGTTGGGAGGGGTCAATGGCTTTGAACTCAACGGCTATGCAGTCAACGGCGTCGGCTATGTCGAGTCTCCATTCGCAGGGAGTGCGTTTGATCTCGACCCCTACCGCTCCATTCTTAAAGGTGAGTCTCAACAGAATTCCTTGGCAGCCTTATATCCGTCGTTTCTTCCAACTGAACCTGATTTCTCTGTTCAGGTTTCTGCAGAGGAAGCGTCACTACTATGGGCTGCTCGTTGCGAGGCTGAGGTGGACCGTGAGAGAAACGTATCGGAACTTACAGCTCAGGAAGTATCGTTGGGGCTTGAAGTTTCAGACGTTTCTATGGTCCCTGCCGAATACCGCACAGCGTATGTGGTGGCGGATAACCCTGCCATACTCGGGGGTGTTGGGGCGGGTTCGAGCGTGGACGAACTACCGCCAAGTGAGGAGCCGGATACTGTCGATGTCTCGGTTGTCCCGAAAGAATACAGAAAAGTTACAGTCCCAAGGGGAGACTCATGACATTACTTGATCGGTTCCTTAAGCAACCGGCCGAAATTAAAAAGTACCAGATCGACTACTCAGAGTGGTTGGCAACGGGCGTGTCTGTTACCAGTGTGGTGACAGCAGTCACAATTCTAAACCCGGCTGATAGTGATGTGGGTGAACCAACCTTGACGATTGGTATGACCAACATCACCGATGGGTACCTGTATGACTACTACGTCAGCAGTGGGACCGACGGCAAAAGATACAAGGTGACTTTCCAAGCGAGCACGGACGACTCGCAGACTGTTGAAAGTGAGATTGAATTCAAAGTGAGCGACACATGAGTATCGAATTTGACAACAATGCTTCAGGCACGAACAGCGTGCAGTTGGAGATCATTGACACGACCGTCACTTTGCAAACAGGTGAGGGGGCATTATTCCCAACTGTTACTACAGCGAGCGGGGACTTCTTCTATGCCACTTTGGAAGACACCTCTGGCAATATTGAAATTGTCATGTGTACTGATAACACATCAGACGTACTGACAATTACCCGGGCCCAAGAGAACACTACCGCGAAACAGTTTTTGGTTGGCTCGAAGGTAGAGAACCGCACGACCGCTGCTACCTTCGCTGAGTTTATTCAGCGTACTGGCGGCACAATGACCGGGACTCTGGACCTCAATGGTAATGACTTGCAAGATCCTGTCATCACGTCAACAGGTGCAGGCACAATTGATGGTCTACCTTTGCGCGGCTCTGATAGCGGCACTGCCAACCAGTTACAGGTGCCAGCCGCAGGTGGTGCGCCAACGATCGGTGTCAATGAGATTTGGCATCAGGGTAATGACGGCCCCGGCACTGGGCTCGATGCCGATACACTCGATGGTATTGAAGCCACTGGTTTCTTGCAGAACTCGACAGACCCTGCCGCCCCCATAGGAGACTGGACATTCACTGGGGATACCATCCTCGATGGCGACCACACCGAAGCGGATTTTGGCACAGGTGGCAAAGTTAAAGATGGGCTGAATACAACACGACCCATTGGCTTTAATGTCATGCCAGTTGTTGAACAGGACACTTCCGGAACCTTCGACATCACAACCAACGGTATGTTGATCCATAAGGACACAACTGGTGCGGCCGACTTCACTCTGCCGAACGATGCAGACATCCCTCAAGGCGCGACGTGGACAGTTGTTGCTGATGCAGTACTGGCTGGGCTGTTTCGTATTAAGGGAGACACCGGAGTGACCGTGCGTTGGTTCGATCAGATCAACGAGACTACGACCGATGTTGTCGCAGGCAATGGATTTACCTTGGCCAGCGGCGGAGTTTGTACCATCTACAAGTATTCTGACACTGTATACTTTTTGTGGGGAGGCGCGATAATCGAGTCTGTCTGATATGCCGCTGATAGTATTTGAAAATAATAGTAATGGGATTCTCGCTTCTGACATCGACGACGTCACAACAACGCTCACGATGGTGGCAGGACAAGGGAATAACTTTCCTACGATTGGCGTCGATGAAATATTTTTCATTACGCTTCACAATTACGCAGCTCAGTTGGTTGAGATTTGTCGTGTTACCAACCGTGTCGCGGATGTGTTTACGGTACTTCGCGGACAGGACGGCACGACAGCAAAAGCTTGGACGGCTTCCACTACTGTGGTTCAACTCCGAGTCACGAAAGAAACATTGGAAGCGTTTGTGCAGCAAGCAGCAGCCCTGACACCGGACTCATTAGTAACTGTAAACAGTCTGGGGCAGCTTACGGCATTAACGGATGGACTTCCTCAGACATGGGAGTACTTCACTTCCACTGAAGGGCAAGCTGCGTTTAATACGACAGCAGAGTTACCTGCCACAGATGCACGTGTGCAGGCGTTTATTAACGGGGTGCGCCAATTTCCACCGGCTCACTTTTCTGTCACAGGGCTTCAGCAACTTACCTTCTCAGAAGGGCTGGCTGAAGGTGACTATGTAGCCATAGGGATATGACATGGAAATGCTTAATGAATATTGGCCAATAGCACTGGGGCTTCTGCTCGGCGTGCTTGCTCACATCATCAAGAAAGTGATCGAGCAGCGTGAGTTGGACCACAGTTTCTCGCTGATGCGTTACCTCACTGAGAACCCATACAAAACTTTTATGGTGCTGGTGTACGCCATTGGTGGTGCGGCCGGTTTGCACATGGATGGATCACTTACGATCTATACTGCAATGGTCACTGGCGCAGCAGCTAACAGCTTCAGTGGTAAGGGGGCAGGATGAATAAGTGGTTGCTTGCGATCGGATCATTTCTCGCTGTTGTGGGGTTCGCCCTTCTTGGCAGACCGGCGCGCAAGCTTAAGAAAGTAGAAGCACATCGCGACCAGCTTATGTTGGACAACACCAAGAAGGCGCAGGTAAAGGCGCAGAAGCTTGGTGAACAAGCAGACAAGTTGCAGGCCAAAGCGAAAGAAGCCGACGAGGTTGGTCGGGCCACAGTTGATAAGGTAGGTACTCAAGGTGAAACAGTTAGCAGTATTCTTGATTCTTGGCGTAAGCCTGACGGGGTGTAGTTCTACACCGTTAGAGCTGCCGTCGTGTGAAGTCCCCGCTCCTATGGGAGAGGTGGCTGCACTGCAAGCTGTGCCTGATATGCCTGTAGAGATCGCGAGCAATGAAGCTGGCGCGACTTTTGACTTGGAAGGACTACTACAATTTCAACGCTTGCGCGAAGCCTCTCTTTCAAACAAAGAGGTAGGTGATCTGAATGCTGCAGCTTTACAAGCGCGCAACGAAGAAGTCAATGCGCTTATTGAATGCGTTCGTTACCAGAACGTATGGATGGAAGTGAGAGAGGACATGCTTGAACAAGAAAGGAACGCGCACCAAATTGACAACTTATGGCACCGAGGAGTTATTGCGCTTGGCGTAATAGCTGTGGCTCTATAGTGGACGAGAGAGTATCAAGTGCTTTTGAGCGACACACGCAAACAGCATTAGTAATGCTTTTGGTTGCGCTTCTACTGTGGGTAGGTAACACCACACAACAGACATCGATAGAAGTGGCTGAACTGAAAGTTGAAATCAGGTATTTGAAAAACGCAATAAACGATCTTAAACAGGAGTAAGTGATGAGCAGTGCAAGCCAAAGACATAAACTGGCAACCCGTGGATATGACTCATCGGGTAACGTCAAGGGCATCCTAAGGTGCTTCGATAACTGGGGTACCGATTCGGACTTCGCCAAAGTTGTTGTTGAGGGCCGTTGGGATGGGGGCACTACTGGAACAGTTGTGACTGATATCGGCGGCGGCGACGTTACTAGCAACTACACACCCGGAGGTGCTGAAGATGCAGTGGCAGCAGCAGCAGGGCTGGCTGCAGTTATCAACGGGCAAACCGATCACACAGCTACTTCTGTAGAAAACGTGGTGCTCATCACGAAGACTACAGCGGGTACTGTTGAGGTGGTCAGCTCAAGTATCGCGTAATGCTAATCCACCTCAAGGGTTTTGCTGGACTGCGCCCAAAGATTTCTGACCGTGAGTTGCCTCCCAATAGCGCAACCATAGCGGAAAACACGCAGTTGTATTCTGCCGAGCTTCGTGGCTTGCGGCAGCCCTTGAACGTGGCTGACTTATCTGCAGAGGCATTTACTGTCGAACGTGCGTACCGTTTATATGATGGCTCAACTTCTATCGCTGATGCCGCAGGGACATGGGTAGCATTCGATGACCAAGATGTTAACTTTGTTCGTGGCGCTCTGAAGAACGATCAGTACGATAGGTACTACGCATCGGGTGGGACACAAATACCCAAAGTGGCCACCGCCGCTGGCTGGGCTACGGGTACCCCCATTTACGACTTGGGCGTACCGTCCCCCACTACTGCGCCTACTGTTGCGCCGCCAGCATCTGGTGTAGTGGATGAGACAAGGGCATACGTTTACACCTTTGTGAATGAGTGGGGAGAGGAATCAGGACCTTCACCAGCATCGGCTCCAGCGACTGGCGATATTACGGGAACGTGGGCTTTGTCCGCGATGCAGTTTACTTTTACTGGGGGCCTTACTCCGAACCCCTTGGATAAGATTCGTATCTACCGTACTGTCACAGGCAGGAGCTCTGTTGATTACCGTTTAGTTACCGAGATGTCTACGCCGGCAGCCACCTACAACGACGATGGCTCAGGAGCAACGGACACTGATGGATTCATTACCACTGCAGATGGCGTATCTCTTAATGAGTCTTTACCTTCTCTTGGCTGGGAGCTTCCTCCTTCTGGTCTTCAGGGATTGGTTAACATGCCGAACGGGATACTTGTTGGTTTTGTTGGCCGCGACTTATATTGCTCTGAACCTTATCGCCCTCATGCTTGGCCTACACAGTATCAGATCTCTGTAGACTCAGAGGTTATCGGGCTTGGGGTATACCAGTCAGGCGTAGTCGTATGCACCACTGCTAACCCATACGTTGCTACCGGGGTCCACCCTTCCAGTGTCGCATTGACTCGTCTCGATGACGTCGAGCCGTGCCTGTCATTCCGTAGCATTGTTAACAGTCTCGCTGGCGTAATGTACTCGTCAATGAATGGCATCGTGATGGTCAATCAGTCTGGGGCATACAACATGACTGCCCCGCTAATGACTCGTAACGAGTGGCGGCAAGAGTACGGCCCTGCTACAGCTCGCTCGGCAGCAGACGGCTCTCGTGTGATCACCTTCAACACCATAAGTGAGGGGTGGTTATTCCAGCCTGAGGAACCTCTGGGCCACATCGTAAACCTTAATGGTTTCTCTGATGTCACAGGCGTGCAGACAGACCCGTTTACAGGCGAGGTGTACTTGATCTCTCGTGATGTTGTGTATTTGTGGAACCCGGAAACAACAACTCCGCAGTCTTATCAGTGGCGTTCTAAAGTTTTTGAGCTGCCCTACCCTGTGAACATGGGTGCATATCGGCTACAGTACCAAGACGTCATAACGGGTGGAGACTTCACTCCGGGGTATGACTACACGAATTACAATGCTTCTCGTTTCACTGCCACTACGATTGAAACCGAATCGCCGGCACTGACTACGAACCCCCTTAATACCCTGAACTTGTATCCTATAAATGGTACGCGAGTAGAGGCCGGTGTCACTGAGTCTCCTCCCGTTGTGCAGTTCAGGATGCCCATTGCTGGTAGCCCACTGGAGCCCTCCGAGGCTCTCACTGTCAGAGACAACATACGTATCCGTATCTGGGGAGATGACGTATTACGATACGACGCAGAGATCACGTCACAAGATATGGTCCGCTTGCCCAGTGGTTACAAAGCCGACAAGTGGCAGATCGAGTTTCAAAGCGCACAAAATATTTACTCATTCAAGATGGCAGGGACAGCTAAAGAATTGGCTAAGGCATAATGGCGAATGTTCAAAGACCTATCTCTATCCCAGAGCCGATCAACCAAGTTGATTCTCTGTGGAGAACAGCCCAAGCGCTGAAAGAAGCGGTTGAGGTAATACAGGGTATCCGTGGGAACCGTGAGTATGCCCTGCTATGTGATCTGCAAGATGCTACAACTATTATTAACAACATCACCGGCGGAACTGTTCCGGGGATAACAAGCCTCAACGCCCTCACTGATACAGACCTTACTGGACAAGCAACCGGTGACCTGTTGTACAACTTTGATGGGTCAAACTGGAGAGACACTGCCGGCCAGATTGTATGGACAGGTTCTGCCTTACAACTTGCCAACGACCTTGCTATTAACTGGCTGAATAACGCAGCTGCGTCAGTAGAGCTACTCAAGTTTTCAGCACCTGTCGCTGGGGGCGATCCTTATTGGAGCGAGGTGCAACTACTGGCGAAGTTTGAGGGTATAGATGCGGCTACCGCATATACAGAGGTCTCTGCCAATGCCGCTGTTGCTTCCTTCTCTGACAACGCTCAACTTGATACCGCCCAGTCGAATTTTGGTTCTGCTTCTCTGCTATTGGATGGCACAACCGACACCGTAACTTTCCCCGACATTGCTAATTATAACCTCGGTACCAGTGACTGGACTATTGAAGGGTTTGTTCGATTCAATACTTTGCCTCCGTTGGAAACATCGGCCGGCCCGGGGTATGTGTTTTTCTCCATGTGGGGCGCATCGGCTGCTGATCAGGTAATTTCATACGCCGTTATACAAGATGCGTTTGGGTACCGTGTAAGACTAGCGGGTGATGGTTTCGCTGAAGTGGGTACCATTAGCGGTGGCATATCCACTGGTACTTGGTACCACTGGGCAATGTCTCGTGCGAGCGGACAAATACGTGCGTACTTCAACGGCAACTATGAGACCAGTGACTTCTCCGTCGCCTCTGCTGATATGGAGCAGTCTTCAGAAGGCATACGTATTGGCTCACTGGACGGCTCTAATGCTAACCACGATGGTTGGATAGACGACGTACGTGTCACGATTGGTACTGCCCGATATACCGGCACAAGCCCGATCACAGTGCCGGTTGCAGACTTCGGTGAAACTGGTGTTGTTAATGAAATATTTGAAATCGGTGATCCCGGATATGTAACCAACATTGAAGGCAGTGCTATCCAGATCAATGGAGTACCGATTGAGCAGAATGCAACACATACCGGAGAGGTTACCGGTGCTACTGCACTAACAGTTAATGTGGTTGCAATTACAAACAAAACAGATGTAGTAGCGGAACCCGATGATGACGTTTTGCTACATGATGATAGCGATGGCGCTTTGAAGAAAACAAATTTAAGTTCGATAACTGACGGTGGATATTTCTAATGGCTAACACAATTCGTATTAAACGTTCTGTAGGAAACACAGCTCCTACCGGGCTTGCTCAAGGAGAGTTAGCTTATGTAGAAGCATCCGGTACCGGAGATGGCAGACTGTATATTGGTGCGGCAGGGGCCACTGTTGAAGTGGTGGGTGGGCAATACTTTATTGACCTACTCAACTCATACGACGCAGACCTACCAACTTTCTCTGTTGCTGCATCTTCTACATTTTCCGGAACTTCCTCTGGCTCAAATACTGGTGACCAGACAATCACCCTGACAGGCGATGTCACCGGTACTGGTACTGGGTCATTCGCAGCGACGATTACTAATGATGCTGTCACCTACGCGAAGATGCAAAACGTAGTTGCTGATGATGTATTCCTCGGCAACAACGCAGGTGCAGGCGGGGTCGTAGATGAGCTGACTGGCACTGAAGCCACAGCAATGCTTAACCTGTTCGCGACAGCCTCTACGGTGCAGGGTCTCGTACCCGGCTCGAACAGCCTTGGCGCAACATACTTCCTCGATGGCTCAGGTGCATGGTCTGTTCCGGCAGGTGGTGGTGATGTAGTTGGTCCCGGCCCGACAGTTACTGATAACACGATCGCTCGTTTCGATGGCACAGGTGGTTTGACCATTCAGGCGACTGGCATCGTTATTGCTGACACGACAAACGATGTCACCGGCATGGGCACGCTGAATGGCAAGACAATCGCCAATCTCGTATCCACCACTGATGCAGGGTCAGCAGCTTGGACGTGGATCATTGATGATGACACGATGGCTTCTGCTTCGGCTACGACTGTCGCAACATCTGAGTCGGTCAAGGCGTATGTCGATACGGCAGTTACCTCTGGGGTAACCTATCAGGGTGCGTTCGATCCGACCGCTGGTGCTGGTGCTGGTAGCCCGGACCTCGATACGATCACCTCAACGACTGGTGACATGTACACTGTCACGGTTGCCGGTACTTACAACTGGACAACCGGCTCTGCCATCCTTGAGGTTGGCGATGTACTGATCGCTGAGTCAGACGGCGTACTGAACGATGCTGCTGATTGGACCATCGTGCAGCAGAACCTTAGTGCAGCAACCGCATCGACTCCGGGGTATGTCTCAATCGTCGCCCAATCGTTTGGCGGTACCAAAACCTTTGAGGACATCTCTGGTGATGATGCCAATGCAACGATAGATTCTTTTGTTATTGATGGTGGCACGTTCTAAATAATGGCTAACACCATAATAATTAAGCGGAGCTCAACCGCTTCTGATATCCCAACAGCTGGTCAGTTAGTCGAGGGCGAGCTCGCTATCGCTACTAACCCAGCGGATAGAAAGCTGTACTCGAAAGATTCAGGCGGCACTGTATTTGAGATCGGTGGTGGGGCTGACCTGACAGCGGATGAGACCGTCTCAGGCACATGGACTTTGGATGGTCCCGTTACCGCTGCCGACTTTGGTACGGGTGGCAAGGTTAAGGATGGCCTCGATAACGCACAGCCGATAGGCTTCAACGTTATGCCTGTGTATGAGATCGATGTTGATGATACGTTCGACCTTGCCCACAACGGGATGCTGTGGCATCGCGATGCTGGCACCGCTGTCAACTTCACTTGTGATAATGATGCAAACATCCCCGTTGGTGCGACCTATGTTGTTCATAATGAAGGCACCGACTCGATCGAGATTACAGCAGGTACGGCCTCTGTACAGTTTATCCAAGCAGGCGCTGCCCCGGTAAGCGGTAGTGTGACTGTTGACCAAGGTGGTCTGGTCACTGTCTATAAGTACGCCGATGGTGAGTTCTGGGTGTGGGGCGACGTTTCTGCAGTGCCTCTTGCCAGTTTGGGTGACCTCAATGATGTGACACTAACAACGCCTGCTGATGCTTCGCTACTTATTTACGATACTGGTACCGCCCAGTGGCGTGATTTTGTTATGTCTGGTGACGCAACGATGACCGATGCAGGTGTGGTTACTGTCGCAAACAACAGCCACACGCATACCTTGTCGAACATTTCTGATGTGACAGCAACTGCTACTGAAGTAAACCTGCTTGACCTTGCTGGCCTAACCGCCGGGTGGGTGCTGTCCGCCGACACCGCGTCAACGGCAAGTTGGAAGGCCCCTTCTGGTGGGTCCACGGTTGACGGGGACACGGACGGGCAAATGTTGTTCTGGGATGAAACAACAGATCAGCGGTATGAGCCAAGCACCAACATGCGCTATGGAGAGCCAGCGACGATCCCTACACTGAGTTTCTACAGCGCGGGTGGTGTGACGCTTGAGGGTTCGATTCGGGCCACTACTACCGCCCTGCAAATACTGGATCAGTCCGGCACAATTGCTGTATCGATCAATACGGTTACTGATCTTATTAACAATCCTGTTCGAATAACGGGTGGCACGTTCGACATAGCTAATCTTGGTTACAGTCAATACGTTCGATTTGATTCGCAATCAACATCAGGCGTTACAATATTAACAGGTGCTAGTAAGACTGGTTTAGTTCTTTCTGGTCTTGACTTAGGTTTTTATGGTCAAGCAGTTGCATCGAAGCCAGCAGTTATAGCGGGCGCAAGTTTGATTTGGGGTTGTACTGATGGAAATAGTGAAGCCCTTTACAATCGTGGTCCGAATCTAACAGCACCTCTGGACAACGTACATACCGCAACGTGGCGATTCAATACGCCAACTGGTGCGGCTGATCCTGCTGCAACGTTGTTCCG